TATCATCGGATTAAATGTTGCGACAATAAAATACCACTCATTTAAATCAACTGGTATTTCTGTGTATTGGGATGATAATACTCCACTCAAATCATTTTCTACCGTATCCACTCTATTATAATCAGATATACCAACATGAGAATCATATAAATTTCCAACACCATCCCTAAGCACTAATCTTACATATCTTTTATAATTAGTGCTTATATCTAAACAAGGTCCTTCTGTATCTTCATCAATAACAAATGTATCCAACATAAATCCATGTGGATTAACTTCTCGTAATGGATTTCCAAAATTAAATAATGTTCCTGAACTTACTTTGTTCTTAAATCTAACCCATTGTGTTATAGTAAAACCATTAACTAAATAACTTGGTAAAGATGTGACAAGTAGACTGTCTGTATTTGCACTATTTAAATATTCTGGATTAGCATCTAAAAAATCTGCACAAGGATCTGATCCATCATTAATAATTGGTACTTCATCCGCCAATCCAACATTTTCACCTTCTTCTTTTCGAACAATAATTGCTTGATTCATATGTCGTATTTGTAAATGACCATCTGATTTTTCTTCGTATTCTGGTCTTTCATCATCTAAACCAACTTCTTGATCAATATCTTCTAAATACAAATTTAAATCATCTCTTAACCATTGTAAACTTTGATTCTCATTTAAATCATCTACATCTTCAGTTAATCTTGTTATAGATGCATCCGAATCATCTACATTATTATTTGATATATCATGTCCATCTTCATAACCATCTTGTGGTTCTATAAATCCATCATCGTTATAATCATCAAAAATTGGTATATTGCCTTTTAAACTACCATAATCACTAAAAAATTGATTTATCTGTTCTTGACGTGTAAGTGGTTGTTGTAATAATTCATAAATGGTTGTATCTAATATTTCTTCTGCTTGTTCTGGATCAAATTGTTGAGTTGTTTGATCAAATGTTAAAAATTGACTTATATTGTTTGTCCAAAAGCCATTTGTACCAAGACTAGTTAATAATCCATCTTCACCTTCACCAACAGGTGTACCATTAATCCATAAATCCCCATCATTAACATCAATACAAGATTCAATAGTTTCAACACCACAATTTGAAACTTCTGGCATCACTGTATTAGTAATCCAATCCAATTCATCAGAATACGCCTTTTCATCATATTGATAAAAAACTGGTTTACCATCGGGTCCAGTTGAAATTGTTCCTGAATTGATTCTTTTTCTAACATCTTCAATATTAATATCAAGACTATCATAATTCTCAATAAGAAGTTGTGTTATTCTATCTATTATTTGTTCTCTTGTAAATGTTGGCATATAACTTACCTCACCACTTTAAATTCAAAATCATCATCAAATATTTGTTCTTGTCCATCGTTATATTTTAATTTATATAATATTTTATATAATCTATCTGGATAAAAACCATTTAACCATTGTATAAAATATGGTCCTTCTGAATCACAACTCATTGAAGTATATGCACTAAATGGAACAATTGTTTCTCCAGTTGCTATATCAAGAATAGAATAACTCCCACTCCCTTCTGGTATAAAAGATCCTGTAACTGTTTGAACTGATGTTGAAAATGATTTTTGTATATAACGCTTTCTCGCACCAATTCTAAATTTAATTTTTTCACTCTCTTTATATGATTCTCTAAGTCCTCTAGCATATAAATAATTATCAACTAATCCACTCATTGTCAATTCATTAAGACTTCCAGTATTTGAACCTGTGCAAGGTAGATGGTCATCCCATCTCACTTCAAGTTTTGGTGCATATATTGTATGTGTGTTTCTTGAAAAGAATTTTAATTGACCAAATGTTGTACTGTTTGTTTCTTGACTTCCGCTAAATCTTAAAACAAAACCATAATTCTGATTTGTTTTATCTAACCAACTATTTATAATATTAGTTACATCCATTTCAACATCGGGTGATTCATTTGAAAACGATTGTGATGCATCTGTACTACCACTAACTACAGTTATACCACCACCTTCACCATGAAATATACCTGAACCACTCCAATTTACTTCACTTGAACCTGGATAATAATTTCTATTTTTCCAACTTACACCATTTGTTACTTTTGGATTATCACCAAACTTTCCAACGCCCTCATCCCAAGATTCAGATATTGGAAGAGCTGCTAACTTATAGTCAAGTGTTAAATCTTGGTTACCTTCAGCTTCATATAATTTTAAATAAAATGAAGGATTTGTTATATCACCTTTATGGATTGATTGTGACATATTTGTAAAATCTGTTCCTGCGAAATTTATCAATGCTCTTGTTTGATAATCAAAGTCTTTATTCCAAAAAGCTTTTTTAACTTCAAGTATTTCATCTTGACCAAAGTTCGCGTCAATATATGATGTTCCATCAATATGACTTGAACCACTTGAAATCCATGTATCTGATGTTGGTAAAATAAAATGATGCATTATACTACTCTCCCCTTAATGTTTTCTTTTGGATTCTTTAATTCAAATACAGATAGTTCTTCCGATGGATGTATTATTCCGTTATGTTCAGTATAAAATTGATTAAAATCATATTGATAACCGTAACCAGTTGTTCCAGTACCGCTAATAAAACTACCATTAGAATAAGAATATGACATACTCCATAATGGCTTTGTGAATATTTCAGTATTATCACTTAAATCACTTAACTTATCTTGTGTTAATTCAACATAATTAATTCCCCTAACACCATCAACTCCCATCAATTCATATTCCAATTCAGTTGTATAAATTAGTTGTTTAAATTGCATCTTCTCAACTCTAAAATAATCTATTATCTTCTGAATACATCTCAACTTTACATCTTGGTTATTCGCATGTTTATGTGCCACAGCTTCAAACGCAACACCAAAATTTATAATTTTACCTTGATAAATACTTACAGCATCTGTTATTAATCTGTATTGATTTAAGTATTCTTTAAGATTTTTTTCAAGTAATGTTGGTATGTTTTGTATACTAGTTCCATCAACATCAAAAGTTTCACCTACAAATTTTCTATTCTTATCATATGATATAATGTAAATTGCTATGGTTGGTATCTCTCCCATGTATATATTTGTTGGAAGATTCCAAGTAAACCCATCATTAGAAACAAATACATAATGATGACCAGTCTGTAATCCTTCTGATACCAAAGCTCCAACCCATCCCGGGCCCTGAAGATATGCAGCCGAATTAGTAAAAAGTTGACCACCACCTTCGATTGCCAACTCCATAATCGCAATGATATCTAATGGTATTGTTCCCTCACTAATTTCCAAATCTGGATATGTCCATTCTACAATTGTTTGACCTGAACTCATATTTTGTTCAAATATATTATCTAATGATTCTCTTTTAACATAAACTTTAGCAATATTTCCAAATTGTGCAGGCATTGCCATAATACGAGCTTCGTAATCTTCTTTTGTAACACATCGTCTCTGTGTTGTGAAATGTGCCATAGCTCGGTGTCGTATTTCATCAACTGTTTCATATGGAGCTCCACCAGCAGCTGGTATTTCATTAGTTACAGTTAAAGTATTACTACCAATATCTGTACCATCGATATATGTTGGTGATGAAACTGTTGTCAAATCACCAGAATTAACATTAGTAGTTACACCACCACCAACTCTATACTTAACAGTTAATATTGTATGAGTTGGTGTTTCTCCTAATGTTGAATATTCATCACCAAGTAATGGATCAATCGATGTTTGTAAATCTTGTGGATTTCCAGGAACATTAATACCTACTTGCTCAACTTGTAAAAAACCATCACTCAATTCTTGACCAGATCTTAATATACCATTACCAAATACAATTGATGTTGTATTATCAGTATTTAATTCAGTTATAAATCTTTTATTTGTTCTTATATATTCTAATGAATATGGAATAGGTAAAATATTTTGAGGTGTGTTATCAATTAATGAAAATGCATTATCTCTATTATCACTAGTATAATGAGTTGCAATTGCTACTTGTTCTTGTGCTAAATAATCAACTTCATACCATTTATTACCATTCGAATCAGTCATACTTACTACTTCAATAACATTAGTTTCTGGTAATGTCAATTTCTTAAACTTTGTTGGAGTTCCTATCGTAAATTGTTTTGTTTTTGTTTCACCAGATACTGCCTTAACTTTTCTTGTTATTGTATATTCATTAACTAATCCACTGGTAGCATCAAACCCACTTTGTACAGCACTGTCACTTCCATATGAACCAGTTGTTCTAAAATCAACAATGTCAAGTGTCTCAAATATAATATTCGAATCAGATGTTGCCGTAACTTGTGCTCCCTTGTCAATTACTACACCCTGATTATGATTTGGTACTATATTATTAACATCTGTAGTATCTGAAGAAATTGTTTGTTTAAATGTTAATTCAACAAATGCTGGAAATATAGCTTGTGTTTTATATCCTAATGTTTTAGCTAAATTAATTACATTCCGTCTTTCTTCTGAAAGTGGTAACATCATTTCACGATACTGTTGGTCAATATAAAATGATAATACATCTCCAACATACGCTGACATTTCAATCAACATCATTCCAGGTGATGTCTCATTAAAATCACGATATGATGTTGGAAAATAAGTTTTAGCATAATTCATCAAAGATTGCTTAAACCCACTAAAATCTTTATTTAAATAATTAACATTACTTACTTTATATTCTTTATCCGAATATGGCATCATTAATCTCCTATTTCAACTTGAACTGATCCAAGAGTTGTTGGATCACGAGTTATATTAAATACTATAAATATGGTCATTTTATTCTTACCTACTGCATCGGTTTCTTCCATAGAAACATCAAGTTGTTTTACTTCAACAAAAGGTAACCAAAATCCTAAAGTAGTTAATATATCATTCTGTACCATAAGAACAGTTTCTTCTGTATATTGTTCAAACATATACTTTCTTAAATTCAAACCAAGTCTTGGTTGCATATATCTTTCACCTTGTTCTGTCTGTACAAGATTTCTGATATTATTCTTTACAGCTTCAATCGTTGTTGGTGTTGAAGCAAACCACCCACCAGCACCACCTGATTTTCTAAATGGTAAATCTATTCCAATAGAAATATTATCATCTCTATCTTCTATAAAAGGTTTTTTCTTTGTATCTCTAATCGCCATTATTATTCACCTACTATATTATCTTCCAATAATTTAACCTTCGTTAAATCTTCATTTGTTTCTGATCCGTCTACAGGATTTCTACCAATATAAGCATGACCCATTGACATCATAACACCACCCTGACCACCTTTTTTTTTATAATCTATTTTCGGTATAACAGTACCACCTTGTGATACTTTTTTAACTATATCACCAACCTGTTTTTCTACCGGTGCCATAACAGAAGAAGCTCCTGGTATTTTCTTAATACCATTAAATAATGGAGCATAAGGTCCAAGTAATGTGTTTGGTTTAACATTAGCTTCCATATCACCACTTGTAGATATTTCTTCAACTTCAAGTATAGCCTTCATCTCCGTTATTGTAAAAGTTTGTTTAGTTAAAAATTTAATTATAGCATCTGTTATACCACCAGCCAATATATCCATCTGTGGTGAAGTTGGTAATCCAGATGATTCCATGAACGCTTTTTTTATGTCAGACTTTAATCCCATTTATTATCCTCTTGATTTCTCACTTGCTTTTTCCATTGCCTTTAATGTTTGACTATAATCTTTTGTAAGATTATCCATTAATGTATCTGAAACATTATTATTATCTATCGGTCTTCCGTCTGGTGTAGTTTGTGGTAAAGGAACATTGTTTCCACCACCCATCACATCACCATATTGTTTTCTCATAATATTATTCATATCACTTGTTGTTTGAGTTCCACCACCCATTGTTTCCCA